AACTTCGTTAACTCCGTTATTAGCCAAATATGTTTTGACTTTGCTTGATAGTGATGCCATAGTTTGTCCTCCTTATTTTGTTATATCCTATTCTGGTTTATTATCAATAACTGTGTTTCCATCAGCTATCCATTCCAACAATGTTTGATAATCTCTATTTTCTGGACACTCATTAGGTACCCAATAAACAATTTCATCAGCTACTACTTTAATCATGTTTTTTTCACCACTAATAACGCAGTAACTATATTCAGCACTTATAATATTTTCTTTATTCATAATTATAACTCTGCATCTGCCTTTCCAACAATTACATATTTATTTTGCGCACCAGCAGTAAAATACATGATGTCAGTTCCACCTCTATCACCACTACTTGAATTGTTTAAAGTAATACCTGAAGCTCCTGTCCAATCTGATAAAGTTGGTCTTGTTCTTTTTCTAACTTTATAAAATATATGACCTATGTATGTTGTGGTACTATCGTTATACAAACCAGCATGAGAATTAGCTCCTGTTGCATATTCAAAATAACGCATACATCTTTGTTCATTCACATCATGTGGCAAGAACTCAAAATCAGATGCAGTTGTTCCAGCTTCTAATTGTACGCCTGTAACATACCATTCGTTTGATGTGCTATCTGCAAGGTTGACTTGACCTACTGCATCATTAGCTGAAACTCTAGTTGTCCAAGTAGAGTGTAAAGTACCAGATGTGAAGTTTGTTCCAGCAACTAACCAATGCCATATTGAAATACCTATACCATTATCGTTGTTAATTATATCTGCTGTGTTTCCATCAATAGTTATAATTTTCTTTTCCCAAGTTGATGCTGTGTCTATTGTATAAGATTTTGATATAGTTTTATCCGCATCATTATGATGAAATTCTACAATATAAGTACCTGTTTTGCTTGATTTAACCCAAAATGATAAAGTTAAACTTTCAGCAGATGATGTACCAAATTTTAAATACTGTAAATTTTGTGCTTCTATTGCGTGTTGTGTGTGTAAATAACTACCAGCACTTAAACTTGAATTTGCAGTTGTACAATCCATTTTTAAAGATGAACTAAATCCTTGACCACTAGGTACATCAGTTGATTGTGATTGTGTAAAAGTTCCAGCAGTTGCCATGTAAATAGAATATCTATCAATAGTATTATAAGCACCATTACCGCTAGTTATCCCAGAAACAGATGTTGATCTTTGACTTACGCTCATGTCACCATTGATGATGCTATTTCTAAAGTTGATATTGTTATCAAGTTTTGATTGAGGTACATCCTCGATCATGTTTGTTGTATCTATTTTACTTAATGCCATAATTAACTTCCTATTTTTACTCCTGAAACAAAACAATCTCTTCTATCACTATGGTCAGAAAAACCAGATAAATTTTGACTGCCTTGATTTTGATTAACATAAAATTCTACATAATCACCAGCAGATAAATTTATTGAATATTGACCAGTTACTGTCGATGCCGCTGTATTTCCTACAGAACCACCTCTAAATCTTGAATTACCATTTATATATAAACTTAATTGTGCATATGCAAAAGCTGCCTGCATGGTTACAGTTTGTGTAAATAAATATTTTCCTTGTTTACCTGAAGCAACAGTAAATCTTCCATTACTGGTATCATATGAATTATTTGTATCATAATCTTCAACATCACAGACTAATTTAACCCATGTAGATTGAGCAATAGCAGTGTTTGAATTTAAATATGCAGCAAAAGCTGGATAGTTAATCTCCTGCGTAGTAAGATTACCACTACCATCACTGGTAAATAGTGTGTTACCATTGAAGTCTTGATACTGATTTACTTTAAT